AATATTAAAGGTTGCGCGTGAGAACCGCACTACGGACCTTCGGTCCGCATTCAAACAACTTTATTTAATAAAGTAAAAGTACCCACTCACTTTTGTCGGCTCGCAAGATGAAAGACACGTGGATAAATCACAGCCGTCCATTTGTATTATATAACGCAACAGGAGGGAGCTCACTTCTCACGCAAAACCTTGTAGAATAAAGAATTGCCAAATCGAATCTTGAGCTCCCTTCTATTACCATTATTTTTATACGCATCATGCCTCGACGCAACAACAACTCCTTCCGTCTCCAGGGTAAGTCTATTTTTTTGACTTACCCAAAATGCCCCTTAACTCCACTTTTCGTAATTGATTACTTATATCAATTATTAAAGAATTTTAATCCTATATATGCTAGGGTCTGTACGGAGAATCACCAGGACGGTGAGCCACACCTTCACTGTCTTGTCCAACTGGACAAGAGGTTCAACACCACATCACAGAGATATTTTGACATCTCAGACCCAAACAGAACTGGGGTTTACCACCCCAATTGCCAGGTCCCAAGAAGAGATGCTGATGTGGCAGACTATATTGCCAAGGGAGGACAATTTGAGGAACGAGGAATACTTAGGGCAAGTAGAAGAAGCCCTAAGAAGAGCAGGGATTCAATATGGACAAACATCATCAATGAATCCACCTCCAAGTCCGAGTTTCTCGGTAGAGTCCAGATTGAGCAACCATATGTCTGGGCAACTCAATTACGAAATCTCGAATATGCAGCAAATAGTAAGTGGCCAGAGCAACCTAGTGTGTACATTCCCAAATGGACAGTGTTCAATAATGTACCCGAGCCCATTAGAGAATGGGCAGACACCAACTTATTCACAGTAAGTCTTCAATCCATGCAATTAGTTCAACCAGAAATATCAGTAACAGATATGCAATGGGCTCATAATTTAACAGAAGACTTTATTACTGATGAATGGATTGGTAATTCTGAAGATCCTGTTGTACAATCATTTTCAGGATCAGAGACCGGACCGCCCAGTGACTCTAATAATTGTTTGGCCCAACAAAAACAGGCAAAACAGCATGGGCCAGGAGCATGGGTCTACATAATTATTTTTGTGGGGGTGTTGATTTTAGTGTGTGGAATAATTTTGCTACTTACACCGTCATAGATGATATTCCTTTTCAATTTCTTCCATGTAAAAAAGAATTACTAGGATGTCAAAAGGATTTTACAGTCAACGAAAAATATAGAAAAAAATGTAGAATTCCAACCATTGTACTGTGTAATCCAGATCAATCATACAAAGCTGCATTAATGGGCAGTGAAATGTACGAATGGTCCTTATCCAATGTAATTCATGTGGAAATAAAAGATCCTTTCTTTTAATTAATTAAAAGTCTTCGACTTTGATTATATTACTATTATCGTATCGTTTTTCTGATTATCTGGTATTATAGCGTGTGATGATTGATAGCGATATCATAATTCAATTATTTTTTATTAATTGATTACACAATTGATACATATTTGATCGTACAATGACCGTCAACAGTCATATCGTACGTCTGAGGAACAAAATACAATACCCAAGCGTTCTTTTGCGTATTAGCATAAGATCCACTTGTAGCACTCTTAAATTCAGTAATTGAACTTAATTTAACAAATTTCCTAAAATCATAAGTATTCCTAGCACAGTCATAAGCAACGGATCCAGATGTGCTGTTTCCTTTGAACTGGAATCTCCATCTTCTCATAATCGTGAAACGATCCTTCGAATCATGGTCAATCTCAGCAGTGGAAGGGTTGGAATTATCCATCATACATATTGAATTAAATTTCGGAACAGCTGTTCCTCCACTATTGTCTCTAACTAAAAACAAATACACGTTATGCCAGCATGACGTGTTCTGTCCCTGTTGAGAAGTCCTCATCTGTAACTTAAAATTAAAATTTAAAATTCTAATTTTATCACTATGCCTATCTTCAAAGCCCGATCCAATAGGAACGTCCGAGATGTGCCATCCATAACCATTATCCGACCCAGATACAACCCTTGCCGCAGACAAGGAGTGTATCTTAGTCTGAGGTCTGTGGGGGGCATAGCGGGTCTTGATTTGGTAATTGGGCCTTCGAATCGGCCCAATCAGTGTAGGTCTCGAACGGGGTGTTCTTGTCTTCTTCCGGCCCCAAGATGGGGCCTGGGCCGAATACTGTCTCCCCGATCTTGTGCGAGCCATCTTCTATTTTTTTTTTGTACGCTAGGAGTTTCTGGGCCTCTTCAGAGGCCCATCTACCCCTATTTATAATAGTGGCAAGGTCTTCATTGAATTGGGCCACTTTGATGGCCCATTTCTCTTTCCGTCTCTGGGATTGGCGGTAACACTGTCTGAGTAGTCTGTAACGAGTTACTTCTCCCGTAAGTCCTTCGTCTTGGGCCTTCTGTATCATCCGGCCCAGGAATAAGTCTGTGCAAAATCCCTGTAAACGACCGTACGTCTCTGGCAATTCCTCGATTAAGTATAAGCGACTTTCCATTGATATAAATCAATAAACCTAAAACAATTACAATAACAGCGGCTTCCCACCAGAATATAAATTCTGAGCAATATTCCATACACCACACGTTGTCCCAATGACCTCTACGAGAACATTCAGATCCTCAACTGTGGTTCCTTTTATATTGCTGTGGGGCCGACATGACGTCTTGCTTACGCTTCGACTAAAAGCCAAAACGTGGGCCCCACGATAAGGCTGTGGGGCCCACACGCGCAACCGT